AAGTAGTTCCGTTTGTTAAACCATGTCCGGGTGAAAAAATATTAATTATTCTTGACCCTGCTTCATAAGTTGTAAATGGATTTTCAGGTAAAATAACTGTTGTTGCAGGTTCAACTCTTGCAGGTCTAGCTTGTTGTAAACCTTGAGGGTCTCCTCCATGAGGTCTTGGGTCTAATTGAGGTTGTTTTGGTTCATATTCGGAAATATGAACTTTAGATCCGTTCCATTCTGTAACCATTTCTTTATAAGGAAATGCTTGACCAGAACGGTCAGAAATAAATTGTGCGTATTTTCCTCTGGCAAAATTAGACATTTGGGTAATATGCTTTTGGTGTTATATAAGAACTTGATGGTGAACCATCCTCTTGTAAAGCTCTTTGTAATTCATCTTCGTATAATAACTTCATTTGTTGAGTTAACTCAGGTTTAAATTTCTGTGATAGATAATAAGTTAATCCTGATGCCATACAAGGTACAAATCTATAAGGTACATCAGTAGCGTTTGTGTAATCCCCTACATCTTGAATTCTTTTTACATAATAAAAATTAACAAAGTTACCTGCTTCACTTGATCCTGGTGTTTGATATAAAGTCATTGTAACACGGTCAATGAATCTTTGAACAAAATATTGTGAAGGTACACCTTCAGATCCTTTATTAGCTAAACCTTGATAAGTTGATCTATCTATTTTTGTAAGAGAAGTATCTACACTTGAAGAATTTCTATATACAGCTTCTAAAATATCATCAACACCATAAATAGCTGTGGTATCTGAAGTTCCATCTGATGTCGCTCTGTAAGCAGTGTAAGTTGCTTGACCGTTAACAAGAGTAAAAGATGAATTTCCTACTTCCCAATAATGAAGACCTCTGTTTCCCCATTCTTGAAACATGATATTTAAAGAACGTCTTGCCATACGTAACTGATTACCAGATACGCCTTGCATTCCTATTCGTTCGTAAGCTTCTTCTATTATTTCATCAATAGCAAAAGTTTTATCGAACGTTGTCGTTCCCGAAGTAGTGTTTGCCATTTAAACTCCTTAGCCAGTGTATCCGATAGTAACTGAAGTAGTGTTAGTTAAATCTAAATATATTCCAGTTTTACATCTGATACCACTTCCTGGAACATAAATGTCCAGTCCTTCAGTTCCGCAATTACCTTCGAATACTAAAGCACCTGTTGCATCTGTTCCATCATATAGTTTGATATTACTGTTCGCAACGCCTTCAACTTGAATATAAGTTATTCTAGCTGGTCCAATAAATGAACCTGAAGCGTTTGTTGCTCTACCAAATCTACCGTCAGAAGTTCTACAAGAAAACTGTTGGTCTGATGTTGCCATATTTATCTCCTATTAAAGTGTGGGCCCGAAGACCCACACTAATTACTTATTACGCGTCTGCGTATGGTGTTACTATTGTACCTGATCCAAGCAATAAAGAATTGTGAACCAAATATGTAGCTGTATCAATCGCTGTGAAAGACACGACGCTACCAACGATTCCACCTTTTGTAGAACCATTCATAGTAATAACATCATTTGTTGCACCTGGTATGAAAGCTTTTTTAGAGCCATCATCTACAGCAATCATGATACCGCCTTTAAATTTGTCAGTACCATCTGTTTTGATGTCCATATCAGTTGCAGCTGTTTCCACATAAAAGTGAAAAGTTGCACCAATGTTGTTTAAGTTATTGAAGTCGGTATCACCTGCAGTAGCACCGTTACTATTTACATTGATACTTGGTAAAGTAAATTTACCGTCAGCATCATTTGTAAGTAAGATCTTACCTGCGTGTGAAGCAACTGTCAAAGTTGTGTCAGCTGTTAAGCTAACTGTCATGCCAGGTCCCGTATTTTGAAATCCATTTTTGGAAATCACCGGTCCTGAAAACGTTGTTTTTGCCATACTTATATCCTCCTAGTTTACGATCATAGTCTCTAGGCCGTCGACTATACGCGTCTATGATCTTTATATTGTATAGTGAGTATTTTATATAGTAGATTATAGTAGAGTGCAAGAGATTGCGTGGTGAAAGTACGTTTTCGGCGATGTAGCTTCGACTAAGTAGCTACTGAAACTTTGGGTGCTGCGTCTTCTATTTTATTAACAAGATTAGCTAATTTAGCCTCTTCCTGCTTGATCTGGTTGACAACTTCTCTAATTTTATTGTCAATTTTGACCATATCCAAAGTATATCTTTGGTTATCACGCTGCTGCACCGCCCATTCTGTCTCGAGACCCCTCTTTGTTTTGTAAAGGTCTCTTACTTGAGTCTGCATCTATGATCTCCTCGTAAGTTAGCCATAGTTTTCGATGGTTAATAAATCCATCTTTTTCCCATACAATATCATTTTTTCCTAGTCTGTCAACTAGTGAATTATTGAAAGCTTCAGAGCTGTCTTCTGATGCAAGTTTGAAGTCAGCATAATAGCCATATGCTCTTATTTGTATGCGAAATGTTTTCATGAATATTATCTTTCTACCATAAAAAAAGGGGGCCCGAAAGCCCCCTTTTTAATTAGTTATTACGCACCCGGTGACGCGAAAATACCTCTAGGGTCTGATACTCCAAATGAGTATCTTTCTCTAGCTTTGTATCTTACGTTGCCAGTGTCGAAATCACCTTCCATTGCAGTGTTTAATGGAGCTCTGTTGAACATTTTCATGCCATTTGGCACGTCTGTCAAGATATAGAACGCATCGTCATCTGTTAGGTAGTTGTTCACTCTATAACCTTGAGGAACCATACCCATTGATACGATTGCATTGATATCATTGTCAGCTGTTCCAGTTCTACCTTGAGATTTCATCAATCTCTCAGCTGTAAACTGAAGCTTCGAAGGAATAATCATTTTTACTCCTCTTGCTGCAACTCTTAGACCTCTTTCATCAGTCATAGCCGCGATGTCAATCATCGACTGTTCTAATGAAGTTTCGTTAAGATCTGCCGCAGTGCCTAACGTGTTTGAAAACGTTCCTGCTACTGTCGGGTGAGAATCACTAAATAAAGCAACTCCATCTCCAGTTTTGAAAGTTCCAAAACCGTTGATTAAAGGTTCAACTGCTTTTACTTGTTTAGCGTTACTCATAGATCTTGCTAAAGCTTTTGTGTATCTAGAAGCTAGTCTATCGTAGAGATTATCTTCGATAGCTTCTTCCGTGATAGCAAATGCTAGAGCTACGGTCTCGTGAGTGTATCTCGCTGTAAAAGTTTCTTGTGCTTCGTCAAAAGAGACTCCTGCACCTTCTGCTTTTACTTGCGCGTTTGCGAAACCAGATAACATTACTTCTTCTTCAAAAGCTCTGTCACTGTTTTCCGCGGTATAAATCTCAGCATGCTGATTTTCATACCTCTTATATTCCAGGCCGAATAGTGCATTCAATCCTGGCTCTAGTTCTTTAACTAGTTGACTTCTTGATATTGCCATAATTTATCTCCTATTCAGATTATGATTGTAGTTCAATCAAGTTTGGAACAACCACTACAGATGCAAAACCAACAGTAATATCCTCGTTCTCAGGATCTTCTGCAGTTCTTAACAATCTGAATGTGGCAGCGTCCGCACTTGTGTCACCGATATCTAGTGTAGATGAAGACTTACCAGTGATATCGCTACCAGCTGATGCGTTCATGTCATACGTTTCTAGAAAACCGGCTTGAGCTACCGCAGCATCAGTTGATACTACGTATTGCTGTGTTGGGCTATCGAATACAAAAGCGTCTATATCTTCTGAGTTCGCTGGTGTTACTTGAGTGTAGAAATTCGCGAACGTCGGCTTCAAAGTTGTAGCCGCGTTGTAGAAGATTCCATTCAATGTACCAATAATTGCTGTGTCAGTTCCCTGACCATCAACAATATAACCAGCAGCAGAAGCTACAGCACCACCATTGTAGAGCGTAGTAGCATAACCAGCATCGATTTTGTACTTGCCTAAGCCTTGTGTAGCCGGAGTTTGTCCGAGCATACCCGCAGCAATAAGTCCAAAACCTTGTGTGTTTTTATTTGCCATGTTGTTTCTCCTTGTGTCTATGTTGCCATAGACTGATTAACGTTAAATCGATGATAGGGATTAACCCACGAAATAATTTTATTTCTTTGTACCACCGAAGGTTACACGAGATTGTCTATCAACGTTGATAGGCATTCTACTATCCTGCTCCTTCATAAGATCGTTTGCTACTGCTTCGCTTCTGTCTTTATGACGATTAGTCATATAGTCTTGACGTTGCTGCGCGATCTCGATCGGTACCTTCGCAAGTAGAAGGCCACCAACCCCAATCACTCCCTTGTATTTCCCGTCTTCGAGAATTGGATAGTCACCTGCATTTTCAACTTCCTCGGCACGAACTAATTCATAACCTTCTCTTAATCGTCCAGTTACGTTTTTCGTATCTTGAAAGCCTCCTACTTCGGCTCTTATCCATCTGTACCTGAATCCATCAGGCGCAGGGGGTGCATCTAGAGATGATGGTGGAACCCACACTTTTGGTCTTTCAGACTTTGACCGTGTTTGGCTCGCACGAGATGTATTTTTTTCTTTTTCCATTTTACGCTCCTCCCGTGTTTTTTAATTGTTTTGCGTACTCTTCGAGTGGCACACCTAATTTTTTAGCGATTGCTACCTGTGATGATGTGAGTTTCACAGTTTTGCGACCAGGCCTTACACTTCTTCTTGCTGAAGCCACCGTCTGAACGGGGTCGGTCGTGTTTCTAATATCAGTTGTAGCAAATTTATGCGGAAAGTCAACACGGATTCTTTTATCCACTTCAACATAATATTCATTAGAATTAGGGTCGAAACCTTCTTTTTCAACTAAATCCTTATGAATTTCGAACGCTGTATATGTCATGGCTCTATCTTGTCCAAACCATGAATTTTTTGAAGCCCAAGATTCAGCTCTAGGATCGCTTGGTTCTTGCATTTGAGTTCTAGGTTGTTCTGGAGCTCTAACATCTGCAGGTCTAGATACTTTTTCTTCTCTTACAGATTTACTTTGCTCTAACTTAGCGTTTTCAAAAGCAAGTGTAGCAATTCTTTTGTTTGCTTGTACTTGTGCCTCAGCATCACCAGCAGATATAGCTGCAGCAAGTTCTTTTTGAGCTGCTTCTAAACCAGTGTTGATACTTGTTTCGAACTTTTTAATATAGTCAGCATCAGTTTTTTCAAACCTTGTTTCCAAAGCCTGTCTTCTTTGTTCAACTGATTTTGCATATTCAGTAGCTGCATCTCTTTGCCTTTCAGCTTCACGCATTTTACGTGTAAGTTTTGCAATTCTACCTTGAACACCTTTGCTATATTCTTCAAGTTGTTCGTCATCTTTTTTTGGTTCTTCTTTTACTTCTTCTTGTTTCGTTTCTACTGGTTCTTCACTAACGTCTTCTTTTTTAGGCGCTTCGGTTTCTACAACCGATTCGTCTTTTTGTTCCTCTAGATTAACCACAGCACCTTCGCCGGATGTATCTAGATCAACCATTTTTTCTTCAGTTGGCATAGTTTCCTCCTATGTTTTTAATATTCATGCAAGATATCCTCTGGATTCTCGATGGTTGCTAAAACTTCGTCGTCGTTTAGCAGACGTATCTCTCCTCCCTCAATTTTTATTCTTGATCCAGCATAACGGGCAAACATTACCCACTGTTGTTCTTTGCACCAAGGACCTTCAGGAAATTTTTCCTTATCCTTGTAACAATCTGGACCCATTCTTAAAACTAAACCACATTGCGACGCAACTTGTTGTCTCTCTAAGGCTGCCTCGGCAAGTATTAACCCACCTTTAGTT